ACTTGCTGCCGTGCTTCCGTCAGAAAATCAAACGGCGCACTGCCTACCCCGATCACATCGATATGGATTGGCGCACGGTTACGCAAAGCCGCCATCACCAAGCCCGCCGTAGCCGGACCGTCCGGCGTTTGGCTGCCCGGATACACCAGCGGCCGGTCAAACCACATCCCGTGCCGTCGCGCCAATACCGTCTCATCCTTGCCGCCGCGTGCCACGTCCACCCCCAGACTGTTCATTTCAGGTAGCCTATCCAAAGGCTTCCAACGCGCCATTGCCGCCTCCACCCATACAGTCGGGATAACCTGCCACGGGTCATCTTCAATCCCCGCACTGAAATCCCCGTTCAGCATTTGCGAACGCAGCGGCTCAGGCAGCGATTGCAGCGTATTCACATAGCCCGTGCCCATCAGATACGGGTTATCCGTTACCCTTGACGGGATAAACGTACGGGCCAACGGCTTCACCACTTCCTCCGGTTTGAACGCCTCGCGCTTGAACTCATACACCGGCACCCCGTCCACCAACACAAATTCCCGTCCGTCATCCACCCACACATCCTTGCCGTCCACGCTGGCCGCATAGCGGATTTCCCCGCCCGCCGCCGGATTAGGAAACTTCTTATCCAGCCACGGAGCAAAGAAATCCACAATCCAACGACCCTCAGCCGTGGTCGGCGGGTTAAAGGTCAAGAGCGCCTGGCATTTCTGATTCGGGTCGGTCGAGCGCAGCCAGCCCAGCAGCGCCCGCACCTGAATTTCCAAAAAGTTTGCCGCCTCATCGAATATCAGCAAGTCATGCGGCCGCCCCTGATACTTCTGCCAGTCGTCCACATGCAGGCAGCTGCCCAACTCAATCTGCCGCCCGTCCAGCCGCCACACACCCTTCTGACTGTTGAAGCCGTCATCATTGCCGACCAGTTCGCGCAACCTATCCACAATCCCCTGCAGCTGCTTGGCATCTCGGCGCAGGATTAACACCTTTTGGTGCTGGGTAAGCGCCTTGCCACAGGCCAAATCCGTCTTACCGCCGCCTGCCGCACCGCCGAAGCCGATAATATCCGCTTGCGTGGTGTAGGCCGCCAGCTGCGGCCCCGGCAGCGGCAACCACAGCGGCAAATCGCGCAGCAGGCCGTCCAACTCCTGCCGTTCCGTTTCCGTCAGGTAAGGCAGCAATTCAGCCACCTCGCGCGGCAATACATCATTCCCCATCTTTTCTTGCCTTCGCCATCGCCAACAAGCCCGCAATCTTGGCCGAGCGCTCCGCATCCGAAATCACAATCGCCTCCCCATCGCGCCCGCTCAGCTCCGTCCTGTCCACAAACATGCCCAAATGCCTGCCGATACTGTCCAACGCCCCCTTCTTGTCAATCAGCTTCAGCTTTTTCACCCGGCCAATCATCTCCCCGTTATCGCCGATTTCCACCACATCCAGCGCCCCAATCACCGCCGCCACATCATCATCCCATTGCTCCACCGGCTTAATCCCGCCGTCTGCCGTGAACAGCTTGCGCGGATCGAAAAATGCAATTTTTGCATATTCCTCCAGCACCCTGTCAGCCGTGATTTCTGTTCTCTGTTGCTGTTTGCCGCGCGCCTCAGCAATCGCTTCCTGAATGTCAGGTTTTGTCAGGTTCTCGTGTCCAATTGCCCGCGCCGTACTCTCGCTATACCCCGCCCGAATCGCCGCCTGCGTAGCATTAAGATCCACCAAATATTCCTCAACAAACCTTGCTTGCTTTGGTGTCAGTTTTTCCATTTGTCCCATTGTAATCCTCCATCTCCGAATCCAAGTGTAACCACCGCTCCCCCCTACAAATCGAACCCACCGTGCGTTGAGAAACTTGAAATGCCTCCGCCAGCAAGTGGTAGGCAATCCCGGCATGCCGCAAGCGCAGAATCGCCTTTGCCTCCCGCTCCGTCAGCTTTGCCATTCCATGATTTTCGCCCCGACACTTCATTCATCCCTCCGCCATTCCGCCAAAACCTGCTCAACCGTGTGATACATCTTTGCCCCTTAAAATTCCCAAATTAACCCGAAGTTCCCTGCCGCCCACGCCTGCAAGCGGTTTTGATAGTCTGTCATTTCTGCCGTGTTTAGCGTTGTCGTGCTGATTGGCGTTTTAAGCTCGCTACCGTCCGGCATGGCCTTTAGTTCATAGCCTAGAAACATCCCCTTGCAATACTCGTGCCACGTTTCCGCGCTGTACCGCCTGCCGTTTACCCACGCTTTATCTGCCAGTTCGCCGTAGATTTTCCAAAGACGGCGGTTTTGCTCGACGCTCCGTTTGGATTTGTGCGGCCTAATACACACTTCAAGCTCTGCGTTTGCATCCAGCCATACGCCTAGATTGTTGTAGATGGTCGTCATCAATGGCCGCTTGTTGTCTTTTGTCAGCTTGTAAGATACGGTTTCCATTTAGCTACTTAAAATCTCCTGAACCTGTTTCAGCAATTCTCTTTCTGTGCCGTATATGCTCTCAAACGTTCGCGGCGCGGCGTGAAAGGCTATCCCTACCCCACCAGTCCGATGATGAGCAGGGCATAGCGGAATCGTCTCAAAATGGCTGTTTCGCCGCCCTATACCTGCACCGTTTCGGATATGGTGTACCTCTGCCGGTATGTTGTATCGCCCCTCATTGCGACAGACGATACAACCGATAGAGGCCACGCGCTCAAGGTGCTTCTTTTCCTCTTTTGTTTTGCTCATTCGTAAAACTCCACTAATACCGAACCGCCTTTTACCGGCGGCGCACGGTCAATAATAATTGGGCAAAACTCACTGTCATCACAGCCAATCGCAAGCGCAATGCCATCTAAAGCTGCTTTCATACTTGCGTGCATATTGTCTAAGTCTCGCCTCCTCCTATCTGGCGGGGAAAACAGCAATCTAAGCTTCCTTTGCTGAATCCCCTTTAGCCCGGCTCTTTCTGCAAGCGTGTAAGCCTCATTCTTTGCCGCCTTAAAAACTTTTGCCTTAACGTGAGGATTTAGCCGTTTATTCGGGTTTAAATCCTTGTTAGGGTAAGGAAGCAATACAGACTTACACGGCTTTTCTATCAATACTGACAATGCCCACCCCAATCATCGTCATCGTCTTGGTTGCGTACTTTCTTTGCCATATACTCGACAAAACCGATCACCAACGCTGTAACTAACACACAAATCAAAAATACCGATAATTTCATAAATAACTCCATTTCATGCCGAATTGTTTGTAAATCTTTTGGGCTTCCCCTGCTTTCCAATACTGGTTACTCAACAGGGGGAACGCTTCGTTTGAAAGTTGTACGGTATCTTCTACACTCAAGCCTTTAGGCATACACGTCAAATCCCATACGCTTGGCTTTGGCGGCTTAGGAACTGGCTTAACGCCGTGTTTTTCTCTGTAAGCCTCACGTTTACAGGCCTTGCATGTCCAGTAATACACCCAAACACCATCACGGTTTGGATATTTTTGATAAAAACTGTCAATCGGCTTTTCTTGTTTGCAACACTTGCAAACTCTAGATTTAGGCGCAACAGCCACCGTCTTGCATGGCTCATGTTTCGCCCGCTCTTTTTGTTTCTCTTTTCGTTTTATCGCCAATCGTTCGCGCTGTTTTCGGTCAATTTCATCTCGATTCTCTCGGATGTACTTTTTTTGATATTCCGCCTTGCAGGATTTGCAAAGAGACAAGTATTTAAACTCCCCTGTTTCTTCATTCCTGCGTCTAGTCATTTCCGGCAACGGTTTCATTTTTCCGCATTTATTGCATTTTTTGGTTTCCATTTCCCCTACTCCTTTTCGCATCGTCCAAATTCATCAATCGGCGGCATATCTACCCAAAGAGTGATGCCGATCAGTGCAGCTATTGCACCAAACCCGATAAGAAAAAGCGTCATCATTTTCGGCCTCGCTTGAATTTATTGCGTTTCAGCAGTTTCAATTCAGCTTTCAGACGTTGGTTTTCTGCTTTCAGTGTTGTATCTGCTTTGATTTTTGAGATTGCGATAATCTCTGATTTCACTCGTGCAAGCTCTGCGTTCTTCACTTCGATTTCCGCTTGCAGTTCTTCGATTTTCTGCGTTTGCGAGGTCATTTTTGCCATCAGGCCGTTGGAAGTGCGTTTTTCTTCGTTCAGACGGCTGATTGTTTCCGACAGGTTCGCACTGACCATTTCCGCCGCTTTTTCCATTTCAGCTTTTTCTGCTCTCATTTCGGCTTTTTCTTTCAGGCCGTCTGAAATCCTCTGACTGTAATCTGTCACCGTGATTCTCAATCGCTCAGCGGTCTGAATAACCTCCTCATAGTCTTTCTTACTTACGCCGCCCAATTTCTCGATTAACCAGTTTTTCATTTTCGTTCCCCTTTTTAAAAATAACTGACAATATCTTTAATCAAATCTGATGGAATAGACGACCTGACGATTCCCCTATTCCCTTTCCAGTCTTTAAACGCAAACTTCGCCTTGTTTGTTTTCTTCAGGTTCATTCCAACGTTGGAAGCAAAGCCGGTTCGCTTGAGCGGAAACTCTTCACTGTATGCCGCGTAACAAGCAGTGTTCTTTACAAAATCCAGCCCCTCGCGCTTCAGCTTTTCAAATAGCATTGACGACTGCGGATTCTCGATAACAAACGGAATTTCTAAAGCCTTTACAAGCTCGCAAACAAACAATGCTGTCAAATCCCCGTTTACGCCGCCTTTTAAATACCTTGAATAGATTTCAGGAATTTCCGGCGCGTTTCTGTCGACAAGTCTCTTGATTGACGTGTATGGGTGCCGCTTCCAGTCATCAAACGTCCTAAGTCTCAACGTCTCTTTGCATCGGTAAGCGTTTCCGTTATCGCCCGCGGTTGCGAAGCTCCACGATTCACACGGCGGACTTGCCATCAGTAAGTCGAATGGCTCTTTTTTGTGCATATCGACCAGCTTTTTAATATTCTTCAGGTCTGACAAATCCATCACAATATCGGCGTTCCCAATTCCTACCGACACTACATCATACTCAGGCAGTGCCTTTTTTACGCTGCCGTTCCCATCGTCGAATAAAGCTAAAATTCTCATCTCGTCGTTCCTTTTATTGCGCAATCCTTAAAATTTTCGTTTTAACGCGTTTTTCATATCGGGTATGCCAGAGTATTCCCAAAGCGTTTTACCCGCCTTCCTGCTCAAATTTGGCGTATTGCAGAGGGTTTTCCCCAAGCACTGCCGACCGTCTTGCGATTACCGCCTTCGATGCCGTCCGAAACGCCCCGGTCGCGCAATAGTTTATTCGCGGGTAGTAGGTCGCTTTTTCTTCCGCATTCCGCGCCTTCGCGCATTTCGCAAAACCGCGCATCGGCGTGTCCAGTTGGGTTTTAAAATCCGCGTACTTGCAGTGGTAGCAGGTTTCAGACGCTGTAAGGGTCATATTCGCTCCGTTTCGGTGCTTGCCAAGTTAAATCCAGCTCTTCCTCAAACTTCATAAACTGCCCTTTCCAACCACAAACTACCGTTCCCATTTCGCCGTCTCGGTTTTTTGCGATAATCAGCTCGGCAATGCTTGGATTCTCGTTTTTGTTGTAGTAGCTTTCACGATGGGGCATGATGATGATGTTTGCGTCTTGCTCCACGCTGCCGCTGCCTCGAATGTCTGCCATGTTTGGGCGTTTATCTGTCTGCTTCGTGTTACACCTGTTCAACTGTGCTACCAAGACAACAGGGATATTCAACTCAACCGCCAAGTTCTTCAGACAGCGCGATATATTCCCAAGCTCTGTCACCTCGTCCTTACCGGCTCGCGGCATAATGTGCAGATGGTCGACAACCAACAAATCCAAGCCGGTAGTGAGTTTTTTCTCTTTTGCCAAGAAGCAAAGTTCGTCAACGTTCAGCAGGTCGCAATTCACGTCAAACTTCCAGTTATTCACTTGGCTGACGTAGATAGGCATATTTCCGTAATCTGTATCAGTCAACTGCCCTGTTTTCAGGTTCTGCATGGGGATATTGCACTCTGCCGCCATGCCGCGCCTTACCAGCTCTACCGCGCTCATTTCGTAGCTTTGGAAATGCACCGCCTTACCTTGCTTTAGTGCGAATCGGGCAATGTTCTCAGCCAAAACCGTTTTGCCCATTGACGGACGTGCTGCGATAACAATCAAGTTCCCATCCGGCAAACCGCCGGTCATCTCGTCAAGTTTCATCAAGCCGGTAGGCAATCCGAAGCGCACGCCGTCAAGCCTTTTGTCTAAGTCGCCAATCAAATCTTCAACGGTTTCGCTGAATGTCTTGGTTTCGCGCTTCACTGCGTCTTTACCGACCGCCGCCAATTCATCGGCCGCCTTTGACAGCTTTTCTGCGACCGTTTCGCCGTCTCTGGAAACTGCGATTTTTTCAATCACTGCCGAAGCTCGAAGCAAGCCACGCTCAACAAACCTGTCGTTCACAATGTCAACATACCGGCTGATGTTTTTCGCGCTTGGGGTGTTTTGGCTAAGGTCAATCAAGTAAGCCAAGCCGCCGGCGTTTTCTGCTTCCCCTCGCGCTTCCAGTTTGTCGTTCAGCGTGATAATGTCTATCGGCTCATTCGCTGCCGCCATATCCAACAACGCGCGGAAAATAATTCTGTGTTGCGCTTGGTAGAACTTTTCAGGGGTCAGGATTGCACATCGTGTAATCGCCGTTGGTTCAATCAAGATGCCGCCCAAGATGTTCTGTTCCGCCTCTACGTTCGTCAGTGATTGGACGGCTTCCATTTCCTCAATTTGGTTCATGTGTTTTCCCTTTGTTGCTTAATTCGTTTTTGGCGGGTGCCATTCAAGGATTTTCACGAAGTTGCCAGCCTTGAAAATCCAGTCAAAGTTAACTGCAAAACCTGTTTGGTTTTCGCCCATCCAAAACTGATTCATTGCCACTTTTCGGAAGAAGCCTGCAAACCAAGCCAAGCCGGTTTCCTTATCCTCGAATCTCACTTTGCCGTTTGGTGCTACCGTTCCCAACATCTCACACCAGCGATTAGTAATAGCGCGTTTGCGTGTGTCGTTCAGGACTTGGACACTTGGCAATCGGCCGCCTAAAACTTCGTTGTACAAATCGGCGATTTCCTGATGTGGTACATCGGCAGATTTGCGGCGGCGCGGAACATTCCCATTTTTCGGTTTTCCTGAAAGACTGCCGTTGCCGTTACTGTCGTTTTTGGTCTCCAGTGAAGTTGGTTCATCGGTTTCCTGATCACACGTTTTCGCGTTAGCGGAAACAAACGCGTCAGCGTTCAAATCGTCTTTGCCGTTTCCGGTGTTTGGGGGTAAGGGGGTATTATTTAATCTTGTATTATTTAATCTTGTATTATTACCTTTGACTTTTTCGTCAATAGGGGTCATGACTTTTTCGTCAATAGGGGTCATGACTTTTTCGTCAATAGGGGTCATGACTTTTTCGTCAATCCAAATCTTTCTGCCTTTGATTTGTTTCCCCTCGTAAACCATTTCCAATCTTAAAAAACCAAGTTCTGATAAATGACTTATCCACTTGCTTACAGTCTCTTTTCTGGTCTCGTACAGGTCAGCAAAATAGCCATTTGAAGCAGTGCAATAACCAAACTTGTTTGTAAGGGCTGAAATCTCAGCAAAAAGCAAACGTTCAGCAGGTTTTAGGCGTTTTTCATATCGAACATAAGCCGGTAATACTGCGTAGAAACTAGGCTTCTCGTTTATTTCCATCATCAACCCCTTTCACTTCCTCAACCCACTTATCCAATGCTTCCTGCGCCTTGCTCACGTCTTCGGCTTGCATATAAGCCAACACCAGCAATCGGGCCTCGTGTATTCTTTGTTCTCGGCTCATGGCTCAATACCTGATTTAGCTATCGAATAATGGGCAACTGGATTCTTGCAATTGCCGACCTTGTAACGCGGTCTGTTAAATTCAAATCCACGGCTTTCCAAGTCCGTGATTCGCGCTCCAAGCTGCGTGACTCCTAGCTTTTCATACGCCATCAATGACGTGATATATCCGTTTGCGCGGATATATTCAACAATTCGCTTGCATTGTGTCGCTGTATCGTTCATAATCTCGACTCCATAACGTGGTTTAGAACAGCCACCTTAGCCCGTCATCCCCGACGGGCTTTTCTTTATCGGTTGCCCGTCTGTCCGAGCAGTCAACCGTCTTTCCGATTTCCAAGTAATTCAAAGCCTTCTTTCAAACCCAGCGCGATTTTGTAAACCTCATCGCTGCCTTTGGCGGCGGCTTTCAGCATCGCTTTTTAATCAGCCGTCTGTCTTTCTTTGACAGGCGGTTTTTATCTTGCTTCTTCATTTTTTTTCCTTTCTTTTCTTTTGGTTATTCACTTTTTTCGCTGTTTTTTTTGCCAATTCAGGCCAAATCTTTTCCCAATCATCAGGGAACATCTCTTGCCGTGTTACTGCCCCGTTTGTAGCCTTTTCAATCGCTGCCGCTGACTGAACCGGCACACTTCTGACGCCTCGCGCAATCTGATTAATAAATGCTGGTGCAATACCAGTCTTTTTTGCTAAGTAAGATTGATTCCCGCGAATAGCGCAATATTCAATTAAGTTCATATTTCAACCTTGCTATATTCAACGTAGCAACAGTTTAGCAAAGCTATTTTCAAAAAGCAAGCAAAATAGTAGCATTGTTATATATAGCGTTGCTTTAAAATATAAACAATTGATTTAGCTGGGAGTAAGAAAATGAGCAGACTTGATAAAGTGAAAGAATTGATTGAAAAACGGTTTAATGGCAGTCAGGCAGAGTTTGCCCGAGCCATAGAAAAAGCACCGGCACAGGTTAACCAGTGGCTTAATGGCTATCGTAATATAGGCAATGGCGCGGCGGCACAAATTGAAGATGCTTTGTCATTGCCGCGCGGGTGGTTAGATGGCAAAGAGGAATTTAGACAGCCTGAATCAAATGCTACCGTAATTGGCACGTTGGACGTTTGGGACAGCAAGACGCCGTTATCGGCTGATGATTGTGAAGTCCCGTTCTACAAAGATATACACCTATCGGCGGGGAATGGATTTTCAGACGACATCGAGGACTACAATGGCTACAAACTACGCTTCTCAAAATCAACGCTTAGACGGTACGGCATCAATCCCGCCGATGTGGTTTGCGTTTGCGCGGACGGCGACAGTATGGAGCCGGTATTTCCCGACGGCGCGACACTCGGCATCAATACCGCAGACAAGGTCATCAAGGACGGCAAAATCTACGCCGTCAATCACGGCGGGTTATTGCGGACAAAAATCCTGCAAAAACTGCCTGATAACAAAATCCGTATCAAAAGCTACAATTCCGAAGCCTACCCAGATGAAGAAGCCGACACAGATGAAATTACCATCATCGGTCGTGTGTTTTGGTGGAGTGTGATTGCATGATGGATAGAGACGAAGCATACAGACTCAGTTTGCAGCAAATCCGATCAGGCGACGTATCGGCGGCTTGCCGAACGGTTGCTGATTATGAATTATCACAACCGCAACCGCGCGGGCTGTTTTCAGGGGTATCCCCTCAAGAATACTGGGCGCGATACCCTGATCCGTCAGATGTTGAAATCTTGGAGTCTATATTTTCAGAAACCCTAGAGATACTGGACGGAATAAGCGATGACGATTTAAATGCCGCGCGTATCATTGCCGCGTTTAACTTTGTTTGGGGATTAAGCAAAATCCCTAAATGGCTTTATTATCATGAGTTTTCGTCATGTAGCCTTGTTGATTCTACTGCGCCGTTGATGTTGCTGTTCCGCGCGAAATCACGACAAGAGCTTAAACAGTATGAAAAGGTTGAGATTTTAGGCTGCCCTGATAGTTGCAAGTTTTGTAAATCGCAAAGCGGCAAGATATACAGGTCGTCCGAAGCCCCTGTTTTGCCCCATGCACAATGTACGCACAAATCAGGTTGCCGATGTTGCTACCTGCCAGTTATCTAAAAATAGCCCGCGCAATGCGGGCTTTCTCATATCCGAAATAGGAAATCAACACGGTATTACCTTGACAGCCGCCTATATGGCGGTTTTTTTTTGCGCCACCAATCCGGCAAAACCATGCCGGTTATCAATAGCTCACAATTAGCAAAAATAAATTCTTTTTAAAATCAATATATAGCAAAAATATAGCAAATTTTCTTAGCATTGCTATTTACATTCTATTTAGCTTTGCTATAATACACCCATCGAAGCAAAACACAGTTCTTTAACAAATTGAAAGCGTAGTAACCGCCCTTCAGGTAGGCAGAAGCCGATGGCAAGACATCGAGAGATGGGGGAAATCGAACAAACGGTTACAGGTCAAGGCCGCCGAAAAGATAAGAGCCTAGAGCGCAATTTTTTTTAAACACTTGATACATAAGGAAATACAAAATGAAAGTAAAAAAATTTGAAGTAAGCAACACAAAAGACTTGTTATTGATGATGGAAGAACTGGTGGCAAGCGCAATCAATATGCGTGAACAGGAAGAAGCCGAAGAAGAGCCATTGCCGCCTGTAACAGTTACAGAGGCAAAGGCATTAACGACTTTGCCATCGGCAAGGAAGTGATTATTCGCACTTATTCCGCAGGCGTTTGGTTCGGCGTGCTGAAACAAAAAGCAGGCAATGAAGTGATTCTGACAAAAGCACGCCGTATGTACACATGGTGGGCAAAGGAATCAATTAGCCTGTCAGGTGTCGCACGACACGGCATCAAACAAGACAACAGCAAGATTTGCGGTGAGCTTGATTCAGTATGGCTTGAGGCGATTGAGATTATTCCGGTAACAGGCAACGCAGCCGAATCAATCCGTACCGCGCTGGAGGTTGAGCAATCATGAGCTACTTAGACAAACCGATTATACACGGCAACGGCAGCGGCTACGGCGACGGCAGCGGCGACGGCGACTAAATTTTGATACAACCCCTTGTAACAGGGGGCTTATTTAAGCGGTTGAAATCGGCTGCTTAAATAAGACAACGTGAAAGGAAACACAAATGAGCAATAAAGAACATATCGATAATTTCATTCGGAATGTTTTCTTCAGCCGGGCGCTATTTATTAAATGCAAGGTTGAAGCAATGGTTAGCCAGTCTCACAGGTTGTTTGAGCAAGCTGAAAACCATAAAGAAAAACAAGACGATGGGTTGTTTGTATGGAAGATGAATCATCAGATGATTGAAGCTTTCAAAGACGACGCAAAAGCTATTCTGAAATGGTGCGAAGACATAGAAAAGTCAGCAGCACGAACTGAAGAAGAAGTTTACAAGAAAGATTAACAAGGTCGGGGCGTAAAGCCCCTACTAAACAACGTGAAAGAAACAAAACAATGGTTACTTTGGCAGCATTACAAAGCCAGTACGACGCAATGCTTCCATGCGAGGCTGACTATGACGACGAACGAGTTGAACAGATTGTCGATGACTACCGGAAAGAGTGGTCAGCAGCCGACCTGCTGGAAATCTTGAGCGGCAAAATCTTAGAGGGGGCAGAGGCAGCCCTTAAGAGCGAAGCCATCAAGCAGAACAAGCAAGAGATTGCCGAAGCACAGGCGGAATATGAATACAACCTCAGAACTTGGAACGACTAGGAGGGCATCATGAAATACGCAATTCGTACAGTTTTAGCTGTAACAGCCATCACGGTAGCCGCTTATAGCTTTCCCGGCAAAACAGAGAAGCCGGAAGAGCCTGAAACAATCAGCCAAGAAGCACAGGTTGAACAGACATACGAAACCATGCCGGACGAAGTAAAGGTCATGGGAGATGCGGAGGTTAAATAATGTTTGCAGTATTTGGTAAGTCAAAGAAAAAAGAGTTTGAAAATTCGTTCAATAAACTTGGCGTAAAAATTAAAGATGAAGAAAAATCTTTTGCGAAAGATACAGGCTGCTATCAAATTTCAGGCGACTTTTCATCCGAAAAGATAGCTATGGATTTCGTGGAGCTTTGCAAAGGACAAGAGGATTTTATCCGCCCTGTTTATATAGCAATTCTCAAGCCTAAAGTCGATAAATACGGCAATGAAAAGTTAGACAAAAAAACTGGTAAGCCATCAATGAGATATTACAAACATAGGGAGTTGCCGAAATGAACCATCGATCATACGGACTGGCCGGCAGCCTGTCGGCGAAAGTAAAAGGTTTTATGGGCTTACCGCGCAGCCCAAACGTAGTCATGCGGGCGCAGTTGCAAGACGTTCAGGTCTTCAAAACCGAAAAGGCAGCGGCTGAAAAGTATTTCAACAAATTCTTAGGAAATTAAAAATGACACATCCAGCAAAAACAAACGCAATGGCGATTAAACAATTTTTCGACAGCGACGTAGCCAAACGAAAAATGCAAGAACTCATTGGCAAAAACTTTGCAAGTTTTGCAACATCTGCAATGCAGATTGTCAACTCAAACAGCCTTTTGCAAAACGCAACGCCAAAATCGGTATTTAACGCAGCTTGCATGGCGGCAACGCTGAATCTTCCAATCAACAACAGCTTAGGCTTTGCGTATATCGTCCCTTTTCAAAATCGAAAAGAGAACGTAACAGAAGCTCAGTTTCAGCTTGGCTATAAAGGCTTCATTCAGCTTGCACAGAGAAGCGGACAGTTCAAGCGAATCAACGCCTGCCCTGTTTACGACACAGACGCAGAAGAAGATGTTTACCAACGCTTGACATCGCTCATTCCACGCAAGCCAAGCGGACAAATCATCGGTTATATCGCCTATTTCCAGCTTTTAAACGGCTATGAGGCGAATCTGACAATGACGATGGAAGAATTGGAAGCACACGCCAAACGATACAGCCAAACATACAAGCGCGGCTTTGGCGTATGGGCTGACAACTTCGAGGCAATGGCGAAGAAAACAGTTATCAAGCTGTTACTTTCACAGCAGGCACCACTGTCAATCGAAATGCAAAAGGCGGTTTTAGCCGACCAGGCAATCGTAAAAGACGTTGAGGCCGAAGAGTTTGAATATATCGATAACCAACCACTGCCGACAGAAACACCAAAAATGGCGGTTTCCGATGAAATGTTTGAGCAACTCAAAGAAAACATCAGCACCGGCGATATTGATATTCAGACAGTCTTAGACAGTTACGATTTGTCAGAAGAGCAGAAAGCGGAATTGGATAAATTATGAAAATCAGATGTTCATCAATCCACAAAATCATCGGCGAACCAAAAAGCAAAGCCGAAAAAGAAGCCAACGGATTAACACAGACAGCCAAGTCTTACGTTATCGACCGCCTGAAAAATGAATATTCTGGCTTCGAGAGCTTCACAGGAAGCAAGGAAACCGAAAAAGGATTATTGCTTGAAGATGAAGCAATCCGTTGCAGCGGCCTGATTCGTGGCTTGATGTACAAAAAAAACACCGAACGGCGCGTCAATGATTGGATTACAGGCGAATGTGATATTCACGATCCAAAGCGCAAAACAATCATTGACACAAAATGCTCATGGGACATCGGCACACATCCATTCTTCCGAGAAGAAGCTGAAGCAAAAGCAGAAAAGGCTGGCTATGGCTGGCAAATGCAAGGCTACATGTGGCTTTTCGATTGTGAAAAGGCTGATATTGATTTTTGGATTTTCCCAACGCCCGAAGAGCTTTTAAAGCCTTATGACGATGTAGCCAATTTGGTCGAAGCGGTTGAGCGTCTGCCGTTTGAAAAACGACTGACAACAATAACAGTGTACCGTGACGAAAACGCAATCAACCAAATCAAGCGAAAAGCAGAGGCGTGCTTTGAGTATGCCGAGAAATTGAAACAGGAATTTGAGAAAGGTAAACAATGCTGAATAAAGTAATCCTCATAGGACGTCTTGGCCGTGACCCTGAATAAGAGGAAAGATTATGCAAGAAACAAAAGAATGCAGATGCTGTGGTAGGGAGTTTTTTAAAAGGAAAAGAGACTCTCAAAAACAATGGGAAGAAAGAAATTTTTGCAGTATCAGTTGTAAAAATAAATCCGTAGAGCCAACACCAATTCACATTAGATTTTGGAATTTTGTTGATAAAAAACGTGATAATGATTGTTGGCTTTGGCTTGGGAGTAAGGATGAGAACGGTTATGGACGTTTAGCTACACAGCAGGGTGAATCAGCAATTAAGGCGCACCGTTTATCTTATGAACTTAGGAATGGAGCTATTCCTAAAGGAATGTTTGTATGTCATAAATGCGATAACCCTTCCTGTGTAAATCCATCTCATCTTTTTATTGGTACTCAAAAAGACAATATGCAGGATTGTTCTATGAAAAACAGAATTAATCCTAAATCATTTAAAAATTTAATAGCAGGAAAGCGCGGCTATCTAGGTGCTGCAATTGAAAGGAATAAAGTATGAGCTTAAATAAAGTTATCCTAATTGGTAGGCTTGGTCAAGAACCAACTATACGCTACATGCCGAACGGCGAGGCCGTCTGTAATTTCAGCGTAGCCACCAGCGAAAAGTACACCGATAAAAACGGCCAACGCCAAGAGGCCACTGAATGGCATAACGTGACCATGTACCGCAAACTGGCAGAGATTGCCGGTCAATACCTGACGAAAGGCAGTCAAGTGTATTTGGAAGGCAAAATCCAAAGCCGCAAATATCAAGGCAAAGACGGCATCGAGCGCACCGCTTACGACATTATCGCCAACGAAATGAAAATGCTGGGCGGTGGTAATGACAGCGGACAGCAATCCGCCCAACACACACCGCCTGAACAACCGCGCCGACAAGCACCAGCAACACCCGCCACGCCCGTTGAAGACATTGACGACGACGTCCCATTTTAGGAGCAAGGCATGACCCATAAATTTAAATTTGGCGACCGCGTTAGCTGTGAAAACTATCCAACAACAGGGGTAATTGTTGGGCTGGACGAGACTGGAGATATAGCGACTGTTTGTTTTGTAGCACTTTACCGACCAGAACGAGTAGAAACAAAATCTCTAAAACTTATCCCACACCCTGACACGGCACGGCTTGACTGGCTGTTAAAGAATGATTGCGCTTTAACAGAAAGGCTTTGCGACGAAGATGGCGATATTCTCGAAACCCCAAATGCCGTTATCCAAAAGCAAGAAGACCATTTTGAGGTATTGGCAGCTACAAGTAACGACATCCGTGAAGCAATAGATGTTGCTATGGCATACATCGACAGCAAACGCTAATAACCCCATAGGCAGCCATCCGCTCAGTTAATTTAAAGAAAAATTCAAACCAATTTAACAAATGACAAAAGGAAAAATGCAATGACACCTGAAAGAATCGAACAAGAGCGCGCGAAGTTTGAAAAGAATATCCACGAATTAGGAATCACAAGTTATAAACAAAGATTGAAAAGCGGAGAGTATGCCTACGAACACATCGAATTTGCCTGGGAAATGTGGCAAGCCCGCGCCGCACAATCCGAATGGATAAGCGTGGAGGACGAATACCCGGAAGATGGGCAGGAAGTAAATATCCTACTCAATACCGGAGAAGTAAGAATTGCCTTGCACGAACTAGGCACTCCAAGTGGTAGTTGTTTTACGAAGGGGCATTATTTCACGGGGGATATTTATCATATTGATGGCGCAGAATATAACTGCTCCATTTATGGAGATGATGTAACCCACTGGCAACCGCTCCCAGAACCACCTGAAGAGATAGGCAAATGATGGCAGCCAAACGTCCGAGCCGTTGAGAGGACGGCAATTAGCGAGGAAACAAAATGCAAACAGCAACAATAGCAACAAGACCGACGGCAAAACAGATGCTTGCCGCCAAGAAAGCAGCAAAGAAATTGACCCAAGAAGAACGCGCCCTGAAACGCGCGGGAGCGGTAAAAAACGTTGACCGCAACCGCCTATCGACATTATCGAAAGCGCAAAAAGAGAACATCGCCGAGATGTTGTCAGGCGCGAAAGTGTCCGAAGATGAGGCGGTAACGTGTAGCGTCAAAATGTGGTTATCAATGCAAGATATGCGCTACGCCTGCAATCAGGAGCTAATCAATTTCGCAGAACATATCATCAAGCAGGTACAACGTCTCGGCTTGTACTGCAACACAGACGACCCGGCAAACGAGAAGAACGTAGAGTTTGCCTGCCGTGAGGCAACGCAAGCAGTCGCTAAATGGACTAAGGATTTTGACGACCTTAGCCCGAATCAGCGTCAACTCGTGTTGCGTCCGCTATCAAATCTCTTTGCTGCGTATGAAGAGTTTTTGAAAGATGCGCCGGTTCGCTTGATTGCCGAAGTATCCACATACTCAATCGCCGTCAGCGTTACCAAAAAAGCCATGACGTTTTTAGAACTTGATGGCGGTTTGATTTCGGCGGTTGATAAAGTCGTCAACGGCAGCGATTCCCGCGCGGAAGCCCGTCGCCTGAAAATGCCCTATGCCGAATTTACAGACCGAATCTTACACGCAGCAAACCTGCTTTACGATGTAGGCATTCAAGCAGATGCGGAGCTTTCGGCAATGTACGGCAAGCCATTAAACCCTGTACGCCCGCAACGCATCGGCGACGTGCGGCAACCACTCATGAAAATGCTTGTCAAGAACAAGGGAGGCGCACTGGTTCAGGCTGTCAAGGATTCGGAAAACATCATCCGACATTGCGACAGCGGCACCGGCTTCAGTTGTTTCAACTGGACTAAGCATTTCAAACGTGCCGCAAACCTGATTAACCTTATACGGCAAGGAGAAGCGGCATGAAAGACCTAATTGCCGCAATCCTGATCGCCGCAGTCATTATGGCTATCGAGCTATCAGGAATACCGAAAGTGGCGGTACAGATAAACGAATATCAGAAAGGACAGCAAAGATGAACGAATGGAAGAAAGTGTCTGAAGAGTTGCCTCCGTTAGAAATGCCTGTTTGGGCTGGGTGGTTTGAATCTGATGGCAGTTTTACACACGGGATATTTGTATTGGCGGATGATGAAATTCGCCCAATGTGGTGGAGATGTGAAGAAACCATATCTTATGACGATTTTGGGTTGCTTATTGGTGATGAATATTATCCTGTAAGCCATTGGATGTATCTACCAAAATCTCCTGATGAAAATTAGAAAGGCAGGAATAAGATGAAAATTAATTTTGAAAATAAAACAGTAACCAAAACAGTGGATAACATCTTTTTAATACTATTCTTGTTCCCATTATCCGTATCAGTGCTGTCATCTTTTGCAGCTTTGGTATTACTAATTTTGGCGCGGATTTTTTTCTTTCTGGCACTTCTGACGTTCTATCCTATTCTTTTGGTTTTAAAGAAAATTTCAAATGGCAAATATGACCCAGTAAGCCCTTTAAAATATTTAAAATCAACAATTAAACAGTCCAATAGTTTTTTTCTTGATATTTTAGATTTTTGCTTATATTGCAAGCAATAAAAGGTTTTTTGTTGATTGCCATGAAGATGAATTTATGAAAATGTAAGGAGGTTGAAAAAATGAAATTTCTCAAAATAAAAGAAGTCATGGAGAAAACAGGTTGCGGTAAAACAAAAATCTATGCCATGATTAATACTCACGAATTTCCGCGCCCGTACAAGATTGGGACGGCCTCAAGATGGCGTTCCGATGAAGTGGAAAACTGGATCAAAACGCGCCCAATTTCGTAACAGAAAATCAAAAGCGGGTATGAAATAGGGTATGATTCAGGCATGAATGACAAAGATTCTTTAATTTACAGTAAGTTAGATTCAAAATGATTTTATTCATTGAAAACTGTTATTCTAGTTCGTGGTAGTTCGTATTGAATCTTATCATTTTGAAAAATCTGAATTAAACGCTACTTCTTGTCCGTTCTCGTTCGTTTTAGTGCGTAGCAATCCTTGAAAAAAGTGGGTATGATTGTGGGTATCCCCTCACACATACCCGCTTTTTTATGCTTAACGATACCCAAATCCGCAAGGCAAAACCTCAAGAAAAGCCTTATAAATTAACCGATTCCAATGGCCTGTATATCGTAATAAATCCGAACGGCTCAAAACTGTGGCGTTATCGCTTCAGAATTGACGGCAAGGAATCCGTCTTCTCAATCGGTGCATATCCTGAAATCTCGCTTGCCGAAGCGCGTGAGAAGCGCAAGGAAGCGCGGTTACTTGTTCAACAGGGAATCAACCCGGCAAAAGACAGGGCAGATAAGAAACGCCAAAACACGCGCCAAAACAAAAACACATTCCAGGCGATTGCAGAAGAATACTTTGCGACAAAAACAATCAGCAAAGGCAGCATCAAAGCCGCGCGAAGTATGCTTGAGCGGTATGCCTATCCGATTATAGGCGATACTCCTATAACCAAAGTAACGCCGCGGCAAATCATGGAGTGCCTCGACATCTGCAAAGACAAGGGCGTTGTCGTTTCCGGCATTTACACGCGCCAGCACATGAGCGCGGTTTTCCTATACGCAATCCGCACAATGAGGGCAGAGGTTGACCCTACACTCGCATTTTCCGGTTATCTCAAACGCCCTGAAATAACCCACGCCAAAGCCATGACCGTTGAGCAAATCAAGGCATTTAAGAAAAGCCTTGAGGACTATAACGGTTCGTTCGTGGTAAAAAAGGCCGTGCAGTTGCTACTATACACGGCCGTCCGCACGATTGAAGCAAGGCGCGCGGAATGGGTCGATATTGACCTACAAACAGGGATTTGGCGCATACCTGCTAATAAGATGAAGAAATCGCGCCTACACATCGTGCCGCTATCTTGGCAGGTTGTTGAGTTACTCAAAGAACTACACAAGTTTACCGGCAATAGCAGGCTACTCTTCCCAAACAGCCGGCGCCCTGATGATATGATTTCAGCAACAACCATCAACAGGGCTTTAGAATATATGGGGCTGACAATATCAGGCCATGATTTCCGCGCGACACTCGCAACCAATCTGTCGGAAATGGGCTACGAGCATGAGCATATCAAGGCGCAGCTTGCCCATGCCAAAGACAACCAGACAGACGCGGCATATTTCCACGCCAAATTTATCACGCAACGCCGCCAAATGTTGCAAGATTGGGCTGATTTTATAGATTCGCTTTAAGTTATTATCATAAAAATGAGAAAGAGGCCGCCTGATTTAGACGGCCTTTGTTTTATTTGAACGTATCGGATAACGCCTTGTGCCGCGCCTTGCAGTCATTGTACAAACCAACGACTTGCAACGACCACGGCAACACATCCGCGCCTGTACCGCCCTCAAGTTTAGGCAGGCTCGGGCATGGTTGCACAAGGTCGGCAGGCGGCTTAATTGCCGTCGGCAATGGCGGCATTGATGACTGACACGCCGTCAGAATCAACACAGACGTTACGATAGACAGGCTTCTCAACAATCTTTTGGACTTGGACATAACGCACCCTTTCTTTCTCTTCTCGCACGGCTTTGCCGGTCTGATATGTAGCGGACAATTCGCGGTCTTGTTTCGCTTTCTCAATCGCGGAATCTTTCAGACGGCCTGAAATTTCCGCCGCCATTGATTCACGTCCTCGCCGGTATTGGGCGGCATGGTCGTATTTCCACGCGCCCACAACCAGCACGAAACAAACCGCGATCAGAATCAGTTTCCAGTTTTTAAGTAGCAGGCTGTTCATAGGTTTTCAACATCGCTTTGTAGTTTTTAATTTCGCTTTCGGCGATACGCGCTTTCAGAAATTCGACAGGATTCATCATCACACCTTAAACGTGCAGGCCGGGCAAATAGACAGTCTTGCCGTTCTTTTTGGTCGCTGTCATGACTTGGTTACGCATTGGGCTGTTTCGGCGGAAACCTACATGCACCCACGCGCCATCGCCACGTTCAGGGAACTCAAGAATCAACTGGTCAAAGGTCAATTTACCCTCGTCCCGCATTTTGATAATTTCTTTCGCAAATGCCAAAGAGGTTAAGCCAATAGCATCACAATCAGCCGCCAAGCCGAAACGGTGGGCAGACGTTGGACTACCGCCGACCAACTTGTTCACACGCTCGCTACGGAAACAAGAAGTAACAATAATCGGGCGGCCTACATATTCGCGGATTTTCTCAAGCTGTTGCGCCGTGTAATAGATGTTGTCCATTTCGGCATTAGACGGCGTGTTTGGCACGCCAGCACGGCGGGCGGTTTCGCTTCGTGTCAGTTCTTTTAAACTAAAGTTTTTCGTGATTTGCATTTCTTTATCCTCCAAAGTATTACCAATCTTTCACATTCTGATGGCGCAACCGCCATGTCTGCGCCATGAAGTAGGATGCGATGCCTACGTTTAAAAAAACCTCGTGCGGGTTGCGCGTCTGCCCCGACAGGTTGGATGCGGCCACGCCGATGGATGCGGCCAGCAGCAAGGCGTGTATCCATAACTCGGGCTGCTTCATCTTCCATTGCTGCACGCTCAAGCGGCAGCCGCAATGGGCGATAATCGCCAACGATGCGAGTATGTTGATACTGCTCATAAACATAGATTCATCCCTCCATTTTTTTCTTGACCCACGACAGCACGTAATCGCGCAGCAGCGGCATCAGCCACGGCCAGCCGCCGCCGATGGCGACGGGCAATAGCGGGCGCAACAGTTCCTCGCCGCCGTCTGACAGGCCGATGTGTTTCGCCGTCCAGTCCATCAGCAGGGGGGCAACTGCCCCCGCCAACAGCATGGACAGCATGATGGAAAAAAAGCCTGCACGGCGGGTGGATGCGGGGCGCAAACCCTGCACCACCGCGCCCGTCAGGCCGCCCAATATCAGCGCGTCCAGTGGCAGGCCGAATAACGTACCGGCAATGCCGATTACGCCGATATTGACCAGATAGCCGCCGGCGGCGGCAGATGTTTCAAGCGGCATGGTTTTCTCCTCTTTTCAGGGCGGGTGCGATGGCGGCGAGGTCGTTCGGCGACCATCGCCAGCCTGCGGGCAGTCCAAGTGCGGCGGCACACCACTCGGAGCAAAACCAGCGGCGGCGGTTTTCAGGTAGCCCGAATACCACGCCGAACGCGCCGGGCAGGTCGTAGCCTTGGCCTCGGGTTTCCGTCCATACCCGTTGCAGGCGTTCGTGCGCTTCAGAGGTTGACTCCATTTGGATTAAGTCCCATTTAGCCGTCGGCAGGAGCATCACTTTGCGGCGCACGCCCTTGTCGCGGATGCTGGCGGAGTAGCACTCGTATTCCTGCCCGCCTGCCGTTTCAGGCAGCCTCACCGCAATCTCGCAATGGCTGTATTGCCCACGCGTGAGGAAGCGGGTGAGCCAATCCGAAAAGCGGGCCAGCCACACACGCCAGCCCGTGCCGTCGCGGCGGCCTTTGTACAAGGCCAGATAGATTTGGCGATTACTCATTTGCCCACCTCGCCCAGCTTGTCGGCAATCGGCCTAATCTCCGCCAAGATTTCCGCCGTGCGTTTCTCTACTTCGGCGGCAGTCTTTAGCCCTTTCAGTTCAAACTTACGCATCCGCAACACACCCAGCTTGCCCATTACCATGCGCAGGTTGTCGGCTTGGGCAATGATGATGTCGGTGGCTTCGCAGGCGGTTTTCCCGGCAGGCTTGGCAAATGCCGCCACTTGCAGCGGTGCTTCGCCTTTACAGCCGCCGGCCTTGTAGTCCCTTGCCTGTTGTTCGCGCACTTCATATTCAGGCTGAAAACGGGTTACATGGCGATAGGCTTTATCCACCAAATCGTTAATTTCCTTAGTGCCATTGTCGATGGCTTCTGCCAGCAACTGGGAAGCGGCGGCCTTATCTAACGTCCATTCTTTGCCGTTCCATTGGTGCAAATGACTGGGCGCAGGTTCGGTTAGTACCGGCTTGCCGTCTTTGCCCGGCATAATCACTTGCCCTTGCGATTGCCCGGCCAAGAGTGCGGCGTGCTGATCAGGGCTAATCTCTAGCGCATCTTCAGGCATCCGGCTGTGGATGGCGCTATCGTAAAAGGCGTTGTTGGTTGTTGAATAATGGATGTCCATGCTTTGTCTCCGGTCAATAGTCAATAGCCGATAGCGATAACGAACAGTTGTGCCGCCTTACCTAAGGATGCATTTACGAAATTGTTTTCCGTGATGATGAAATGGCTTTTTGAATTGACGCCCAAACTGGTTACATAACCGTTTGCGGTTCCAGTCCAAGCATTCCCGCACAATGCGCCGAAACACCGGTTGGGGAAGGCGATAGGAAATTGATATTGGCCGCTATAACCACCAATGTTTTTATTAATCCGAACCCACTGGATAATCAACCCGTTGGGCAGTTTCAGGTAGCCGTTGTCGGATTTTTCAGCCGGGAATGCCCCGGTTATGGCCGCAGCCAGCGCCAAATCCCAATCGCTGATTTGCGTGTGGGCGTGCGTGTGGGCAGCATCGGCCTTGCCGTCCGCCAAAGTCTTTGCCGCTTCGGCCTTGCCGTCCGCCACTAGAGCGGCAGTGGCGGCGGACACGGCTTTGTCGTCCGCCGCTAGGGCGTCAGCGGCGGCGGACACGGCTTTGTCGTAGGCAGTCTTGACTGCTTTGGAAGTGGCGGCGACGTCTTCGCGCTCACTATTTACTTCCGAACTAAATTCTGTTGGGCGCAGTTGCGGGTTTTGCTCCAAAATCGCCAACAACCGAACCATCTCATCACTGGTCAATAACTGCCATATCCCAGGCAGCGAGCGGGATAATTCCACAATCTGCCGCGCCAATTCCTTGCCTGTAACGTTGTCCGTTGCCGGCACTTGCGGCGTACGGGCCTGCAACTCCATCAGTTGTTGTATCAGCATGGTCAGCCGGTCGTGCACCGCGTTCAACACGTCGGGATAAAACCCGCCCTGATTGGTCAAATCCACCTGCTGCAGAGGGCGCACGTTACTTAACACCACCGCCTTGCTGCCGGGCGGCAATGGGGTATCCAGCCACACCGTACCGCCTGGCTGCACGTCCTGCTCAGTGTTCAGCGACACTGTGCAGCCATGCCCGTGCGATAATGTGCGCTCCACCCCGCCCTCATTCAGCACCACCGCAATCTCGGTCGGCAGGAATACCTTAAAGCCGAACGGCAGGGCGGTGCTGCTACCATCGCCCAGATACACATCGCTGCGCCTGCTTTCGCGTTCAATCGTCATAAAAAATACCCTCCGGAGTTACCGTGTCTATGGTAACGCCGAAGGGTAAAAATCAAGTGTACCTGCTAGTTCTGCTCTTCGCTGAACATATCCAGCCCGCTCCAATCATCAGCTTGCTCCCCATCTTTCAACACCCCTCGCACCGGCAAGCCGAGTGTCATGCTGATCAAGGTGGCCGTGTCGTACACCCCTTTACGTTTCTGCCGGTAGTTAGCATCCGGCTCTACCGCCTTGGCAACAGACCACGGCGCAAGCAAAGCCGATTCCGCCATACTCAAGGCCGGTGCACCACCTAAGCGGCTGCCGTAAGTCTTGCCGTTGAAGCGGTTGTAAACAAAGGTGCCGACTTGGCCAACGCCTGGAATCATCGCCAACCCGTTCTTCACTTGACCGTCTAGCAAGGCAGTCTTCAGGATTTCGTCGGCGTAGCCGTCGCCGTCGTCATCCTTCAGGCCGTAGCCGGCGGCGGCAATCAGTTCCGCCACCGCCGCTGGAAGGAAGTAGCCCATCATATACAGGTGCGCCGCCGCCAGCTTGTTCTGGCGCAAACCGCCCTGCCGCATCAGCTTCACGAAGCCGTTACCCAATAGGTTGGCCTGCATATTGAAGTAGCCCATGAATTGCGTGAACAGGCGCACAAAGGCCGTGCCGCCTTCTGCCCGGCTGATGTCCTCCGGCAGGGTAGAGCCTTGGGTTTGGCGGATGGTACCGTCAGCGAAGAACGCCGCATCCGCCTCGCTCATCCCTTGTTCTAAAGCTTGCCGGTAGGCCGCCGTCCAGATGATCGGCTCCATGTTGTTGGCCATCAGTTGTTGCAGGAAGTAGGCATTGCGGTTGGTCCAGTTCTGCGCCTTCTGGAATAGGTTGGGGTTAATCAGCGTTTCTTGGATAAAGTCATCCATAGCCGCGATTTCGTTGCTCATACGGCTGCGCATGAATTCCGAAAGTTCAGCCACCGACTGCTTCATCTCTTTGTAGTTGGAAACAAAATCCAATGATGCCGCCGTCATGTAGCGGGTTTTCACTTTCACCCCGGCCAAGAGAAAGCCGGTAATCTGCTGGATGGTGTTTACGATGTTGCCGAACATCAGCGCCATCCCCGCACGTTGCCGCATCACAGACCAGAAGCGGCTGAAGCCGCCGTCCTCTTGAATCTTGGTTACGGTGCGCTGTTTGGCCGCACGGTTCAGCCACGGCATCAGCATAGACTCCAGTGCCTTGTGTTGATGGCGGTTCAACTCCGGCGTGATATCAGACAATAGGCGGCGCACATCACGCACCGGCACTTCCATATTCGAGAACAAGGCTACCTGTTCGGCGTGGCTCATCAGCCGCGACAAATCCAACACCAGCGGGCGGTTGTATTCCACCCGCGCCTTGGTAAAGCCTTTCGCCGTGGTCGGGAAGGCATAATCCATATTCTCGTTTTCTTGGTTGGCCAGTTCGCGCATCTGCCCGTCCACCACCAGATCGGCATCAATCTGTGCCGGCACATACCCGCCGCGAAATTCGCCCCACGGGGTCTGAATCGGGTTGGCGGCAATCTCGTCAAAGTAGTAACCGAACACCTCGAAATGCGCCTGCTGGGCTTTCGGCTTGCTCTGTTCCAGCAAATCCCACACTCCTTGTGCGAACTGCCAATGCCGCTCTTGGATGATGCCTTCTTCCTGCATGCGGTGGATAAACGCTTCCCAGCGGGCGGTATTCAGCCCGTCCGGCGCGTCTTCGCCCCAGCTACGCCCGATCAGCAGCTTGCGCAGGTTGCTCTCGTTGCCGCTGTGCAGCATGGCGTGCAGCAGTTCGTTGAAGGTAAAGGTGTAGTTGAGTTCCGGGCTGTGGATTTTCGGGCGGTCGAAGTCTTGCTGGATGGGTTCCAGCAAAGCCTTAAAGCCTTGTTTGAACTCATTGGTTTGCTTGCGGTAGGCTTCCGCACCCTGCTTGATTGGTCGGTAGATGTAATTCAGGAAGCCTTGACCCATCGCTTCCGCCCAGCTTTCCACGCGGGTGGCGCTATATACTAGGCTGCGCAGGTTCCAACGAGACCTCTCCAACTCACCAACAGCTTGGTCGGTGGTTACGCCCTTGGCATCAGGCTTAGCGGCACGCAACTCTTCCCGCAGCACTTCGGCGGTTTGCTCGCGGTCTTGCAGCTTACCGTCAATCCGCACTTGGTGCTCGCGCTTGGCCTGCTCGCGCAAACCGGCCAGCTGGTCATGGATGGCCTGCAATTCGTCACGGCTTAATTCTTCGAACTGCTTATGGTCGCCGTTGCGTTTCACATCGCTCAGCGCCCGTTCCCAAGCCTGCCGTACTGCTTCTTGGTTTTCGCCCTGATATTGCGAAGCGGTTTCCAGATATTCAGCCGCCGCCAAGCCTTTGCGCGGGGCAATGCCGTACAGCCCCACCACCGCCCGCACCACTTCAGTCAGGGCGGCATCATGGGTTTTCGCGCTTTTCTGTCGCGGCTTATTCGCCCACTTCTGCCATTGGCCGCGGATTTTATCCGCCTGTTGGCGTGCTTCGGTGGCGGCCTGTGCCAGCGCGGTTTGCAGGATTTGATTGCGCTTCTCCGCTGCCGCCGCTGCGGTATCGCCTTTCTTCAATGCGGCTTCCGCCTGCCGTGCCGCCTTGGCTGCCATGCGCCGGTAGCGGGTAGGACTCACATCTTTCAGCCGCAGACGGCCGATGGTACGTTGCGCCGCTTCTTTCGCCGCCGCCGTCAGCAGCGTGCGGTTGCCCACCGCCTTGGCCAGCGCGTTGTATTCGCGGGTCAGCACGCGCAGCCGCACTTCATTGTGTGCCGCTTCGTCTGCTGCCTCCGCAATCGCCTCCGGCGTGGCCAGTTCGCCATGCCGTTGCAGCATCAGATTATCGGCCAAACCTTCCACCACCTGTTGCGGCGGCGGAGCCTGCACGATGGCGCGTACCAACTCTTCACCCGAGCCGAAGTAGGGGTTGCCGTCTTCATCCAACACCATCTCGGCAATCAAATCCGGATGCCAGCCGTGGGCACTGTTTACCATCTTGCGCTCGCGCAGCAGCTGGATTTCGCTATCGTTCAAACCCAGTTCGCGCAGGCCGCCCTCGTCAAAGCGTACCGCATACACCGCAAACGGATTGGCCACCTGTTCGCCGGCCTTGGTTTCCTCGCGCGGCACAAAGGCCGTACTGTATTGCCGCTCGCCGCGATGCTCGTCAAAGAAGCGTTCTTCCAGGTCACGCAAATCCCATTTACCGTTGCTGTCCAGCGGCAGGTAGCCATACTGAGCCAGCCGCTCTGCCATCTCGTCGATACCCAACCCGTTCTTGCGCCGCAACACTGGATAGCCCGCCGCCACCGCTGCTACCTTATCCTGGCGGTCAAAGCCCCATTCGCGCACCAGTTCGTCTTTATTCAGGCCGCCCAGTTTGGCAATCGCCGTAAACAGGCTGTCGTGGGTTTCGTCCACCTGTAGGCTGAACTTCGGCGTTTCCGCGCGCCCGATCTTGTCCGCATCAGTCAGTTTGGCAGTCAGCTTCTGCCATGCCTGATACACCGGCTGCCGCATCACTTCGCGCCGCACTTCGGTTTCCGCTTCGATGCGTGCCGCCTTGGCCTCGCGTTGCAGCGCGCGCAGATGCTTGGTGCGGGCATTGCGTCCGTACTGCATATCGCGCACCGCCTTGGCGGATAGCTGCTCCTGCGCTTCGGCGGTGGCCGCCTGCCCCAATGCCTGGTAGTCGGCAAACTCTTCCGCGCTCATGCCTGCGGCTTCAGGGTCGTCAAACAGCAGGGCCATGCTGCGGTTTTGTTCGGCCAGCGCGATTTCCTCATCGCTGGCCAGCAGGCGGTCGAATACCCCGCGCACCTCGTCGCTCAACTGCACGTCCAGCCGGGTCAGGTTCTGATACACCCGCAACATCCAAGCTTTCATGCGCTGGAACACGCTGCGCATTTCCAAGCTGGGCGCCCTGCCTTCCATAACGTAGGCTTCAAAGCCGCGGGCCAGCTGTTCGTGATAAGGCCGCTGCTGCTCGAAGGTAAGCGCATTCCATGCCTGCAAATCAGCCAAGCCAAACCAATTAAACATTGCCTGCATATCCGCCAAATGCTGCCGCTCGCCAACGCTCAACGCTTCGCCGCGTGCCGCCTTCGCTTCCAGCGCATTGGCGATATTCAGGCTGGTGTGTAGGAAGTAATGCCCCAACTCGTGGATGGTGGTGGAGAGGTCAGCCTCTTTCAGTAGGGCAATGGTGTTGCTGCCCGGCATAAATGCGCCACGCGCCGCTTGGTGCAGCGTAGATTGTTGCTGTGCATCTTGATTGTTTGCGGTATCAGCGGTAGCATTACCGTATGCCCCCTCCCCGTTTCGGACGTTGAGGCTTTGGTCGATGATGTTCTTCGCAACATTTTCGGATATTGCCGTTGGGGGATACTTCCGCATCGAAACCGTACGGAAGTCTTTCTTTTTGCGGCTGGCTTCGGCGATATAGACCACCAGCGCATCATCAAACCGTTTCAAATATGCAACCCGCTCCGCTCCCTGCTCAGACCGAAAACCAGTTACCACTTCATCGGGGGAAGTAACAATTTCAGGAATGCGCGCCAAATCTTCAGCCGTTACTGCAATCTGTCCGCGTGCCGCCTCCGCCTCGGCATCCCCGTGTTCTTTGTAGATGTGGTAAGCGGCAGATCTACTGATGGAGTGCGAGTATCCGTCAGTGCCGGGTAGTCCTGTGTCGGCCGCATTTTCCAGCGTCCAGAATACCGCCTGATTTTGAGCGGCTTCGTTTCCGTCTTCAGTCCAAACACTTAACGCATCCTGCGGATTGGTGCTGTGCACCCAACCCTTCGGCGGTGCGGACGCCAGCGCCTGATTCAACGCCGGCGCATTACCTATATCCCCAACGATATTCAGCTTGTGCGCCTGCCACATTTCCGGAATGGAAATACCCAAGCGCTGCGCCTGTGTGGCCACATAGCTGCCCACCAATGCCGCATAGTTCTGATTGGCCTTGCGGTCGAACTGCCCCACCTGTTCCAACTGGCCGGCTATTTCCTGTTCCACCGCCTGCCGTTCGGCCTGCACCTGCTGTTGTGCCGCACGTTCCTGTTGTCGTGCCTGCGCTTCCAGTTCCTGCTGGCCTTCTGCTTGGGAGGCTGCTTTCTGCTCCGCAGCTTCCGCCAGCGATACCCCGTCCGGCTCGAAGCGGGTAATCTGGCGCAGCGGATCAGCCAACTCTTTATTGGGAGAAATCAGCGATACCCATTCATTCTGCGGCACTTGGATATCGCCGCCCTGTTGCAAGGCTTGGGCATACTGGGCGGCAATGCTTGGCGAAGCCTTGGCCGCTGCCTCTGCTAGCCCGGATTGGTTCAGCGCCTGCGCATCCAAATACAGATGGTGTTTATCCCCCACCACCTCGTCCACCACTTCGCTAAAGGTTACCGGGTCGCGCTGCGCCAGCTTGGATTGCTGTGCCGCCTGGTCGATTTCAGCCTGCGCCTGTGCCGCCGCTTCAGCCCGCGCTTCGCGTGCCATCGCCCGGGCTTCGCGGGTGTTGCCCAGTATCTCGGTCGGCCCGGTGGCTAATTCGGTAAAACCTTCCATCACAATATCGCCCGGCTTGTGTTCGCCGGTTAATGCTTGTGCTGTGGCTTCACCGCCCATACCGCCGCCCACCTGCAATGCACCTTCGCCCCCTACCGCCAAAGCCGTCCTTGCCGCACCGCCGCTACGGGCGATATTCAAGAGCTTCCCGGCAAAACCTGCCGTGGTCGCATCAAATGCAGCTACCGCCATGCCGCGCCGCTTTGCCTTACTACGGGCTTCTTCCATCCAATCCTGCCGCCCCAGCGCATAAGTCAGTGCTTCCACTTGGCTCATACCCCGCAACTGGTCGGCGTGTTCCTGCATGGTTTCGCTCAGGCTGGAGGCGTATTCGCTGCGGTAGCTGCCCATACCCACCGTAGCCGCCATCACCAGCGGATGGATGCCGCCTACTGCCCCCGTTTCCGCCAATACCGGCGCCTGGCTGCCAATGGATTCGGCCGCCGTATTGGTTACAAACCACGGATGGGTAAAGGCGAATTTGGTGGCATCCCAAAACGAACCGCTGCGATTGATTTGCGCAAACTGCGCCGCATCCTGTTGGGCGGACCAATCCGGCGCGTGCGCATCGGCCTTGCGCCGCTGGTTCAGGTAGGCAATCGCCGTATCGGTATGCGGGTTGTAATACACCCCGTTGGCTTTCGCTGCGGCTGCCCGTTGCTTTTGCAGCCCGCGCATAATCCCGCCCTCTGTGCCTTCCACCAGAATGCTATTCGCCACTCCGGTGTGGAAGCCGCGCTGAATAGATTCGGTCAAATCCCTCAGCCGCGAGTTTTCCACCCGCATCATGCCGCCGTAGCGGTCGGCGTTTTCTTCTATCTTGATTAGGCTGTCGATGCTGTCCTGTGCCACACCAAATCGCGCCGGGTCAGCTAAAGCCTGTTGCACGCGCGGGGAGCCTTGTATCCGCTCAATCATCTGCCTCGCCTTCAGCAGATTGCGCGTATCCGTGCCGGTATGCTTAAACACCGCCGCCGGAATATTTACCGTCTGCGCCATCCGGTTGATTTGTGCCTGCTGCTCCGGATTAACCCCCACCGCCTGATAAGCGGTAGCCAGCATCTCGTCAAAAGTTTTCGCTCTTCCCTGTCCCATTATTTATTCCTCACAATTTCGATGCCTTGATAAGCGCTTCATTTATAATTGCCGCTCTCTCCTGCTCACTCGGTTGGCGGTTCAGTTGGTGGCTCGGTACTACCTGCGGCACGCCGTACTGTTCATACCGCATCCGCCCGCGCTGCTGTGGCGAAGCGATTAACGCCGGCACACGTTCCTGTTCCAAACTATTCCAAAATACGCCGCGCAACATATATTCGCTCACATAGTTATCCATCAGCGTTTTGGTAACAAATTCACGCAATTCGCCCTGGGTCATATAGCGTTTATGGGTGCTATAAAAATCCCGGTTGGCCTGCATGATGTTGTCTATCAGCCAGCCGCGCTTCTGCACGTCTTCTGCCGAAGCATTGCTGCCTGTCTTGATATTAAGTTGTCGAGTTGCCCAGTTCAGCACCTCCGCTTCCACCTTCGGTACGGATTGGTCGCCGTCTCTCTCTTGGCGGCGCTTGCGTTCCAACAGGTTGTTGGCTTTATCCATGCCGATGGTCGGCGCCAGGTTGATGATTTGTTCTTCACTCATGCCCGTCAGTTTTTCCGGGTGGTAGAGAAAATCGTAGTAAATCGGTTTGGCCGCTTCCTCCATTTTGTTCTGTTCGCCGCGCACCAGTTTGTCGCGGTATTCGTCCAATGCCTGCAATCTGGACGGGCCAAGTATCGTTTTGACTTCCGCCGGCAAATCCTGCACCCTGGCGCCTCTGGCAATCGCATCCAGCGCATTGCGGTTGGTTTTCTGTATCAGGTCGTTTTCGCTTTGCTCAAGCATCGCCCTCCAGTCACGCGCAGCACGCCGCACGTTCTCGCGCCGCCCCGGCGGCAACCGGTCGATTTGCCGCTCAATCGCCGCCCAATCCCCGCCTGGGATGCGTACCATGCGATTCTGTCGGGGAGCAGCCTGACCGCCGCCGGACTGTACCGACACCGCCATTCCAGCCGTACCTTCAATCCGTCCTACTTTCCAACCTTCCACATCCTGCATAGTCCGCAGAATGACCTGCTGTTGGGCAGGCGAATACTTATGCATTGGCAGATTCGCACCGCCTACTGCCGCCAATACCCGCCGCTGATAGGCAGTAGTATGGTTTTCATTTGACGGGGCATACCGTTCAATCGCTTGAGTAAGGGTTAGATTACGGTATTTATCCCCGTTAAAAATTAACGCCGCCCGTGCCCGCTGCCCAGTCGCTTCGTCAGGGAAAATGGCAAAGCGCCCATCTGTGCCGATTGCGCCGTAGCGGCGGGTGAAATCGCCGTACTCAATGTTGCCGGGATTATTGTTGCGCCAAGAGCGCGAACCGCCCACCTTACGGAAATTGCCGCCGCCCTGCGTAGTGTAGGTGCGTACATTGCCGCTGCCTCCCGCTTTACCGGCTGGCGGGGTGAACTGGTTGCCCAAATCCACCATCCCGCCTTTCTGATAAGCTTCGACCAAAGCACGTCCCAGCTGCGTATCCTCTTCATCCATCTGGAACTTATTGATACGAGCGGCCAAATCCAGCGCCGTTTTGCCGTCCATCATCGGGGCATATTGGGCAACCATTGATTTGGCTTCGTCGTAGGAATTCATGTCCATCAGTCGATTCGCCCGCTGGCTCACTATTTCGCCCACCCGGTTACGCAATTCCATTTGCGCCTTTTCCGGCGGCCAGCCTTCATGCGCCGCAATATCGCCGATGTTTCCTTCCAGCCGGGTAATCGCCGTGGCAAAAGCCTGTTCAGTCGACGCCACAATCGCCCCGCTGATGGTCACATCCATCCGCCCCTTCAGCGTTTCTTCTTGGAACTTCCGGCCTTCAGCCATCATGTGCTTGGTTACGCCGTCGGAAAAATCCGCCTGGGTCGGCCCTACGCGATGCGCAAACATCTCCACTTGGGCGCGGTTATTCAGACTCTCCGCCTGGTCGGCAATAAACTGGTTCAGCTTGTTGTTGTACTCGTCGGCTAGCGAAAGGCCACCTTCGCGGTTCAAGGCGTTCAAACCGCGCTGCTGCTCGTATTCCTGCTGCAGCTGCAGCCGGTAGTTTTCCACCTCTACCCATTTCTGATCGGCCACGCTTTGGTTGGCCGCCATCATTTGTTGCAGGGCTTGTTCGCCGTAGTGCTGGCCCAGTGCCATCGATACCTTGGCCTGCTGCGTGATAGCTGCGCCGGGGTCGCCCATCTCCTGCGCGCCGAAACGGGTTTGCGGCAGGGTGTTGGGGGCTACCTGAAAATTGTCATAGGTCGGTGTCTTCATGGTTCTGCCTCTATCGTTTCAGGGTATGGATGCGGCTGGTGCAGCCGTAGTGATTACTGCCCAGCAATCGTTTCTCTTCTGCGCTCAGCTTGCCGCTACCGCTGCCTTTTTGCCGTGAATACTTATCCCAGTATTCCGCCACCATCGGCGCAGAGCCGAGCAAGGTTTGCAAGCCGGCACCGGCAGGGTTAATGGATGAAGCCTGCGCCTGTCCCATCAACGCCTGATTACGGTAATCGGTAGCTTGGATACGGTAGCCCCACGCATTGCGCAGGGCGTTTTCCTCAATCGTCTGCGCATCGATTTCCTTCATAATATCGGTAGCAGCCAGCATTTCCGCCGCACTGCCTTCGTTCATCACAATACCGTTGGCGGCCAGCGCCGCCCGTTGTGCCGATTTCAAATGCCCGGCCTGCAAGGTATGGCGGGCGTATTCCGCCTGGCCGCGCGCCAATTCCGTTTTCGCGCCGGTTTCGGCAACGCGGGCGTTGATTTCCGCCATCCGTGCCTGATGCTGCAGGTTGCGCTTCTGTGCCTTGGCTGCATAAAAGCTACCGGCGAAACCGCCCAGCAGGCCGAATGCCTGCCCCACCGCTGCGGCAATATCGGACGCACCCGTGCCGCCGCTGTGCTGGCTACCTGAAAACCCGCCGCCCGTCGATGCAATCTTCATTCCTTCCCTCCTATCCGCCCAACACCACTTCTGCCGTTGCGCCCACCACCGTTAAAGGCAGGGGCTGGGTTTGGCGCACAAACACCTGCCCGCCGTCATCCCAAGTAGGCTGTATCACCACTTCGATATCGCCGCTGCGCAAGGCGGGCGGTTGGCCGTAAGGCTCATCGCGCCGCTGCTTGGCTTCGGTCAGCTTGTCGGCAGTCGGCCCTACCCAAATGCCGGATGAACGCCACACCCGCAGCAGTACCTTATTCACGTTCTTTTTGCGCCCTTGCCCGAAAGCACTATCAATCTGCGCCGCCACCGGCAGGGTTTGCATATCGCTCACTATCGGCAAGCCGACGTGTACCGTCTTGGCTTTTATCGGCAGCCTGATCTTGCCATCGCGCACCAGCGTTTCCGGCAGCACCGCGCCGTCCGCCAGTATCGCCACCGTCTCGCCCTCCAAGTGTTCCAGCCCCTGAATTTCGTTTACCGCCTCGCCTGAGTAGCTCAAGCCGCAATCCACGAAAAACGCCTCTTCCTGCTGGGCGAAGGCGCGGCTCTCCAACCGCTCGACAAAGCGCCGCGTGCCGCCGGCCAGCTCCCGGCGCACCACGCAATACAGCACATCTTCTGCGCCTTCGGCCACCACCGTGCAGCTCTCAAAACGCCCCTTGTGGGTATTGTGCCGATGCCAGGCGCCGATTTGCTGCTCAGGAATATAGGTATTCCCCAACAGCTCGCCGGATGAAGACACAAACCACACCACCGGTATGGGGGCCTTGCTGTAAGTCATATCCGCAATATCGAAGCCGTCAAACAAATGTGGACTGCGTAGCGACAAATCGCCACTCACATAGCCGCCTGCTTGCCATGAATACGCCATTTCGCGCACATGTCCGCCGCGTGCCGCGCAGTAAATCAGAGTTGAGTTCACCACCACCGGCTGCACATTAGAAGCGCCGATATAGGAATGAGGGGCTACCGATACTGAAGACGGAGTGAGTGCTTCAGAGTTAACGGTTTCCATGCGCCACTCCGCCGATGAAGTCAGCAAAATCAGCTTATTCAGAGGCACAATGTGGCGGATGGTATTGGCTTCACGCGCCGCCACACGGAACGCAATTCGGTCGTCTTCTCGGGTTGGGATTGAGTACGACATATTGCTTTCCGTGCCGCTCTTGGTCATCCAAATGTTCTGCGGTTGAGAATGCGTACCGGCAAACACCCTGCGCTGTGAGAAGTATGAAACTGCCGCCGGGAAGCTCTTGCCCGACACCGCCACCTTGCCAAATAGCACACCGCTGCCGACAGCAGCCTGCACCGTAATACTGGGCGCGGTATAGTTGCTGCCTTTTTTCAATACCCGCACCGCCGTAATGCGTCCGTTTTGCACCACCGGCAACAGCTGCGCCCCACTTCCTGTGGCATCGCTCACCACCAATTCCGGGAAACCATCCAAGCGCATAGATACTTCCGCCGACTGCCATGTCCTACCGCTGATTTGATCCCCGCGCTGATACACTTTGGATTCATTACGGAACACCAAACGCGGGGCGGTGTAATCCCTCCCAGCCTGTATCCGGTCGATACGCACAATCTTGCCACCCTGTACCACCACATCCAGTTCCGCACCGCTGCCGCTGCGGTCTTCGATGCTGAAGAAGTCGCCGCTGCCGCCCTGCGGATTAGGCGCACGAGTGCGGAATGTGCCGTCCTGAGGATAATTCTGCCCACCGCTCAGTACTGCGGCCGAAGCAATACCGCTCTTTTCCAGGTAGCCGCGCCCGCCATCCAATACCGCCACCGACAAAATACCGCCGGAAATAAACACATCGTCATACAATGGCGGCGTAGCCGACATATCCGCACTGATGTTGTCGTCATCAAACGTCGTGTCCGTAGTCTGCCCAATGTAGCCGTATAGTCCGTTATGCCGTTTGTACACTTTGTATCGGCTGGCGCCGTTTACCGGATTCCAGCGGATCGTGTTGTGGTGGCCTGATGTGTACAAATCATTTACCACCTCCACTTCAGCCGAAGCTTCTGATTCAGAAGTGCCATCTTGGGCGATCGCCGTGACCACATAACCAAACAGAACACCACCTCCGCCGTGCGCTGTGGCCGCCACTCCTTGCGGAGCATCTAACTCCGGCTTGAAACGGATGGTTTCCAACCGCCAATCTGCCGCCCCGTAACGCTTCAACTCCATCGGCGGATGGTTCGGATGTACCAAAGTCACAATATCGGCCGACTGCACATAATGCACATCGAACAACTCCGCTTCCTGATACGGCGTAGCCAGCTCATAGGGCTGGTTGCTGCCGTCCAGTAGGGTTGCCCCTTGGGTGTGAAAGCGGCAGTATTCATGGCCGAACTCAATTACTATCGTCTGCGTGGTCGAATAGGTAAACGGTAGCAGCCGCACCTTCCTATCCGCATACTTGGCCGCCCGCACAAGCTTCAGTCCGGCACGGTTCTCCACCGCGCCTTGCGGTTTCACTACGAAATTACGGCACAAAGCCAAGCCGCTCTGATACTTCTCATCCTCGATGCGGCCGAACATCTCAGGTGCGATTTCGCCGCCGGCAAAAGAATGTTTGAATAAACGAACACTACTCATCGCTGCTCCATCCACACCACTTTATGCGTTATCGGTAGTTGATACTGGTTGGCATCCGCCTCTTTAGCCTGAGGCAAATACACCGACACCATCTGCAAGCAGCGCTTCGCTTCCGCCGCCCCGGCATCCCCTTTCAGTATCGGCCCGGCCAGCATCGAAGCCAACTGCCAAGCCAAAGCTTCCGTAAACAATGGCGGGAACGAATTAGGTTCTACTGTTCCGTCTATCCATTGCCCCCAAACTGAAGGCTGATTAGCCAGTACATTTTTCCCCTGCACTGTAAACGGCAGCCGCGCCCCATAGGCATCACGCACGGCCACCATTTCCAAAGATTCCGCCGGGAGGGCGAATACGTAAGCAAAGCGTGCATCACCCTCTCGATCCACCCGCTGCAGCGGCTCATAGCGCGTAGCAAAACCCCAATGGTGTAAAGCGAGCAGCGAGCGCAAAGCCTGCGGGTAGAAGCGGGCGCAATGTTCGGCCTGCACGCTGCCTTCCGGCGGCTGGATTGAAGCCACCGTGGCCGTATCGCCCAAGTGCGACAAAGCCAGATTGCAAATCGTTACTGCGTTGCTCATCATCTACTCCAAAGAAAACCGCCTGCCGGCCGGTTGGGCAGGTCAGGCGGTTGGTTTACTCTGCTTCGCCTTTAGCTCCCGGCTCTGCTTCGTCCTCAGCTACCGGCTCAAACCACAAGGCTGTTTCCCCAGCGGCCACATAGAAGCGTTCGCCACGCTGTCGGATTTGTCCATAGAAGCCGACGGCGGTCGCCACCACCAACTGCAAGCCTTCGTCCGGTGTCTGTTCCGGTGTCTGTTTGCGTGCCATTATTGCCTCCTACTTGATACTCGGGCTATCAGCCGGCGGAGTATTAGCCTGCAGGCCAGCCACAATCTGTGCTGAGAATTTGCCGATGCCCACCACGCCGTCCACGGTATAGTTCAGGCGCACGAACCGTTTATGCTTAATCGGCATCGGCAGCACCAACTGGGCGCCGGCTTTCAAATCAGCTGCCGGCACCACGCCGTTTAAGGCATCGGCATAGCCGCTGCCGGCAGTGTCGCTGTGCTGCAGGGCAAAGTTGATTTTGCCAGTACCGCTGACCGCTTCAGCCACGGTAACCACCACATACAAGGGCTGGCTGTTCAAGCCAAGATTAGGGGTAGGCTGGCCGAAGTCCACCTCGTGAGTAGAGGGAGCAGTAGCGATCACAGTCTGCTTGTCGGAAAGTTGCAGGAATTTATCGATAATCATGTCATCCCCCTTTATCTAACCTGCGCTTCGCTCAACAGAAGCGCATCACTGCGTTTTACCGGGATACCGTCAAACGACACTACATGCTTGCCGGCCACCTGCTCCATGGTCAGGGTTGATCCAGCCACCTTATTGGCAATCTGGCGGCGCAGGAAGCTGCGTACTTTGCGGTTCACATAGAACACCGCACGGCCCATATTAGCGTTCGGCAGCAACTCAATAGCCTGGGTCATCAGGTCGATCAGGTCGGCACCGGCTTGGGCATTCTTGGTCAGCTGTTGCCAGTTGATATTGGCAATGCGCACCACATAACGCCAATCGCGCAGGGTCAGGCCGGCATCCCATTTGTAGTGGGTACGGTAGGCTTGATACTCGCCGCCGTCGGCATCTTTCACCGTATCTTCGCCCAAGTCGCGGATAACCAAACCTGCTTTACTGCCTTTCGGATAAATGCCGTGCAGGGTATTCGGGCCCCATACGCACAACCAGATAGAAGTCAGGTCATTGCCCGTGCCGCCGGCATCAATGATGTTCTGGCCGTTTTCTGCCGCCTTACTATTGAAGCGCGGAGCCAAGCCGGTAAAGCGTTGCGGCGTGGCGGAGGTGTCGCCGTAGAACAAGGTGCTGGCCAAGTTCTGGTTCATACCCTCTACGAAAGCACGCTCTTCGCTCAAGCGCCAGGCGGCCGAATTACCGTTCAAATCAGCCAGCGCCTTATCGGTCAGCGCGTAGCTTTCCAGCATGCCCATGCTGTCTTTGATGGTAACCGTGGTCGATTTCTCCGGCTGCACACCATAGTTCAGCATACGCCAAGTACCCTGCGGCAAACCGCTGCGTACCGTGGTTTTATGCTCAGTGAAACCGTTGGCTTCCAGCCAAGTGGCATCCTCCAAGATTTCATTGGTTTCCGTCAGCATTTCGATGATATCGGAGATATTCCCCTTATCATCCATGCGGCTGGCCACATCGGCCAAAGTCGGATTGTTACTTTTCAATACACCCATTGCTTACCCCTTTTAAGGATTCATGTTGCTTGCGTTGTAAAAACTCTGCGCCGAACGCGCCTCCCCCTTGTTGCCATTGACCATACCGTCCTCCTGCAAGGTCAAGCCAACCCGATAGAACATCCGGATAAAGGCCGGATGGTTGCCCAAGCCGGACTGATTGAGTAAATCAGACAATTCCGGCGAGCCGTATTGCTGCAAGGCACGCTTCGCCACCGCCATGTTTTCGTTCAGCTTGTCGCCGCCAAACTCCGCATCCGTGCGCGATTGCTGCGCCCATTGGTTACTTAAAGCTTCCATCTGTGCGCTGTGGCGCTGCTCCAGCATGGCCGACATCCGCCCCAGCATCAGGTTAGCCTGATCGTTATCCAAGCCGATTTCACGCGCCGCCGCCTCGTATTCCTTCAGCACATCGGCATCGTATTCTTTGCCTTCTGTCGCCGTGAATTGATACTGCTCCGGCACCGCCGGCTTTTCTTGCTGCTCAGGCACGGCCTGCTGTTCCGGTTCGGCAGGCTGCTGCGCTTCCGCCACCGCTTGCCCTTGCTCCGGCGCTACCTCTTCCGCCGCCGCTTCCGTGATTAAAGTCTCATCGCTCATCGCGTGTTTCCCTCATCATCAAATCGTATTCATCCGGGCATTCACTCATTACCCAGTCCAACAGCCACAAGCCGAGATTGCGCTGCCCTTCGGCAAACGCCATCCGCAACGGCTCAGGGTTGAATACCGAACGCCACACGCCGGCCTGTTCCAACAAACGCCACACCACCCGCCGTCCGGCCGACAGCTTCATCAGCGCCCGAATATCCGACTGCATCGCTTCCTGTTTCATTGCCCCTCCAACTGTCTGCCGCTACTCTAATACAAGTCCTGAAAAATCAAGTGTAACTGTAAAATTTAGTAAAATATCAGGCAAAAAAAGCAGCCCGAAGGCTGCGTGCAATATATTTTTAACTAACAATTTATTAAATGAAACGGGACTTTAAATTTGTCTGAGAAAATGCCGTCTGAATCTTCAGACGGCATTTTCTGTTTACCTTACCGTAGCCTTGCTGTAAATGCCTTCAAGACATACGGCTATGCGGTCGGAGGTGTCTTTGTCCGCATATCCCCGCAACACTTCGAGGGCTGCGACGGCTCTTTTCAGGCGTGAACGGGTTTCGTGCCAAACCGTCCACATCGTAACCGCCTGTTTGCATCCGAGCTGCCTCAGCGGTGCGGAAACGTCTTTGCCCAATTCAATCATCCATGTGCCGTAATAAACCATAGCGGCAATGTCGGCTAAAGAGTTGCCGTCGATAGGCAGTTTCGGCTTGGCTTTGGGCGGTGCGTCCAACACTTCGCCCGTCAAGCCTGTGTGCAGGGTTAGCGCGTGGGCATAGGCGACGGCTTCGGGCAGCTTTTCGGCGGGGATGTCTTCGATGGCTTCGACGTTGAAGCGTTGGTGTATCATACTGTACGCGGAGGAGTAGTCTATGCCTTTGCGTCCGACAAGTGCGGCGACGGCCTGCCGCAGAGGGGTGCGGTCGTCGGCGGTGGTTTTGGCGGCGGGGCCGTCTGAAACTTTGCCGTTAAGTAAGGCTTCAATTTGTTCATCGCACCAAACTGCAAATTTCGGATTAAGCCAACGGGCGAAATCTACGGCCAGTTTCGGGTGTAGCCATGTGCCTTGTGATTTTTTGTCGTTCCCGCCTTTTTTGATGATAACTAACTGATTTTCTGCCGTTGCGCGATTTCGCGTTTCGGGATTAAACAGCCTTTCGGTCAAAGCGGTAATATATTCCTGTGTGCGTTCGTTGCGGAGATAGTTGCCGACACGTTTGTCATATTGTTCGGCAATCGCAGTGGCGTTCAGATAGCCGTTTTCTTGGAAAGAAACAGAAAATTGGTTGAGAGAGAAAGTTTGAATAGACATGATTTACTCCTGTTTGAGAGATTTAAAACCGCGATTTCAAGCGCGGGCGCGGGGGTGTTGAAAACACGCAAACAGACGTGCCGCCAGCCTTACGGGTAGGCGCACCCCCACATAGGAGTAAATCGATTTGATACGTATAGACGTAAAAAATTCCACTCTTTCGTGTTGGATATACGCTGTTTGTCAGGTGTTTTCAAGCACCGTGGGAAATATTATACAAGCAAAAACCCGCTGTTGCAAGCGGGCTATTAGTTATAAATACTTATCGCTCTATGAATGTCTTAACATTCCCATTCCCCTGAAGAATAGCATCATAACTTTTATTTAATCCATCATACGTATTACGGTCGCAGTATGCTGCACGTCCTACTTGGTTATAGCGAATATGAGCAGCTGCTTTGCCCCGCCCAAGTATATATTCTTCAATATCTCTTGGAAAATAATCACTGCAATCCCTTGAATAAATAATAGCTTCTTTGAATGATGCCTCATGTTCAAATCCGCAAATCTCCTCTTTGGTATGATTAAATGCAACATGCATCAGCCACAGTTTGCACATTTCTCCCTTTTCAGAAGATGAAGACCAATTTACCTCAGCTGTTACAGGAAAACATGTTAAGCTCAATAATGCAATAATCAACATCTTCTTCATTATTCTCTCCAATAGGTAAATACATCTTTGGCCTAGCTATTGATTCTCAGGCTTAAACTGCGCTGTTACTTCATCATAAGGCACGATCCGCTTTTGCTGCTCGCACAGCTCAATATATTTAGCCAAGTGCTTGATATAATGCGGCTCCACAAACAGAACAGCAAATTTCAAATCACGCTTTTCTGTTGCCGCCCAAGAAGTTGGAATATACCACCGCGAGAAGTCGTAATAGAGTAGTGCCGGATATTCCTCCTCTAGCCGCCGCGCAGCATCCGAATATTCGTTGCTGGAAAATTCCCACACCAAGTAAGTTATCCGCCACAGTTTGTCATTACCGATCAGCAAATGGATGTATGAAACACCAGCTAAGAACAAAGCCATCCCCAGCACAATCACCAGCCCGGCTTCATGGCTCAACCAATACCCAAACAGCATCAACACGATAAAAACGCCAGCCAGCTTCATAATCTGGAGAAAGGCAATGTCCATGATGTTTCTAAATAGCGCACAGATATTTTCCCGTTCTAGTCTTTTGTATTTTGCATACAACTCTAAATCATCTACCAGGCTATTGCGATTCATTTCCTATGCCTCTCCCCTACGGCCTATCAGGCGCAGAAATCCTAGCCACACTACACAGCACTGGCGTTTGATGATGCGCAGTAATAGAATGGAACAGCGTTTCACATTGCACCCGTGCCATCCTACCTTTGAATTGCCGATACTGCCGGAAATTTTCGGGAGACGACATAGCCAATTGCATCATCCTCACGCCTGTTTCCGGCGTGTCTATACCATCATCATCCCCGGATTTCGGCACAACGGTTATCGGTTTATCCAACACAATAGCCATCCAACCACCGCGCATCGTCTGTAATCTCCCAGTAAACGCTACCCATTCCCCATACTTGTATTCATAAGCCAAGACAGGCAGGGATACACACAGCAACAATAAGATAAGCAACTTTTTCATCATCCATCTCCTTTACACAATCCAACACTCCGCCATCATACCCCAAGCCCAACAAAAAAGGCAGCCTAAGCCGCCCTTTATTCCTACTCCGCCTAAGCATAGCCGCTGAATGCATCCGTCACATCCGCATTGCCTGCGGCCTGGCTGACTTTCTGCATCGCATCCGCTGCCTGGTTGGCCACTTCCATTTGCTGCTGTGCCTGTGCCTGCTGCGCCCGTTGTTCGCGCACCGCCTGCACCTGCTCTTCCGGCAACATGATGGATTGGTCCACGCCCAAGGCCGAAGCGTATACATCCGTCAGCCGGTCGGCATCAATCTTATCCAGCACCTCCGGCTTGAACTGTGCCACGCCGCCCACAGTCGAAATGAAGCGGTCGATGCTGTTGGTGGCCACGGCCTGCTGCGCCTGCGCCAACATTGATACCAGTTGAATATCAATATCCACGCCATCCAATTCCTCCGGCGGTGGCGGCAGCATCTGCGCCTCCTGCATGAAGTCGAAGGTGGTTTCAATCAGCGGGTCGAGCAACTCATTCTGCAAACGCTCCAGCACCGGCCCCAACATCAGCAGTTTTTCCTCATGCCGTTCCGCCACCTCCGTGGCCGTCATGTTCGGGTTTTGCTGATTGCTCAACATCAGGAATAAATCCGCATAGAAGGTACTGCGGATGCGCCCGCGCACATCCTGAATATCCTGCAACAGATGGTTCAAATCCAGCTGCACTTCATACAGCGGGCGGATGCCTGCCTGCGAACCGGCAGTGTCGTTGTACACAATCCCGCCCGGCAGCCTATCCACATCCCGATATTTCAGGCTGGTCGGCACTTGCAGCGGCGGATTGGTTTTGTAGTCGATACCCTGCGCCTTGCGCAGCTGCTCGTGTTGCAACTGCTTAATATCGCCCAATGCCTCCATGCCCGGGCTGTGGCCGTAAATATCCCCGCCCGATACCGTCCAGCGCGGGCAGAGTGCAGGGAAACGCCTAAAACCGCTTTCGCGCAGCACATCGTTCTCATCTGCCCCTTTTTCCAAATACACCGAACGCCACGGCATATTCAGCGCATCACGGCGCGAAGCATCCCGCTCCAAGCGCGGCTCGACGGCATGGATGATGGTTACCCAACCGTCATAGTTCGCATTGTCATAGCGGCGGCGCAGGGATGGGCTGCAATTGTCGTAGCCAAATTCACGCACCGTCTCTGCCACCGTCTTCTGGAACTCACGATACAGCGTGTCCACCTCGCCTTTCCAGTTGGTCGCCACCGCATACTCCCCCACCGTCAGCGGGTAGTGATGCAGCACATCATCGAAATCCGGCAGGATGATGCTGGCCGCTGTGCCGAACGCCCCTAATTCCTCATACATCGCATGCAAAGCACGGTAGGTGTTTGAACGCTGGAAAATGGTGTGCATCAGCTTGGTCGTTTGGTCGAGCCACAACTTGACCGGCTGATACTGCATCAAGTCGGCATCCTCAATCGCCAGCTTAAACCAAGGCCGAGCCGGCGAAGTCATGCCGCTCATCATCCCAGCTGCCAAGATGCGCAGCGACTGCGTGCCTGTGCTGTCGTAAATCTCATTGAAGCGCTTATCGCCGCGATTACGCTCATCTACCAAAAAACGCCCGGAACGCGGCAGCAGATGGCGGGAAATATCGCGCCAATGATCATCCCAAGAAGCACGCTCCTTCTTCAGGTCGGCGTGCCGCTTGAGGATGCGCTTGCGTAAATTCGTGTCCATGTTTTACCCCAAGAGAGAGGTTTTGCCCAGCAGGTTTTGCTTACCTAATTTCAGCTGGTCGTTTTCAATCCCTTCCGAACCGGTCAGCATGGTGCTGCTTACGCCGCCGCCGTCCTGTTGAGCAGCCTGCAGCAAGCCGGCCGTGTTGGCTTTCTTGCTGTTGGCTTTATTGAAATCGCGTTCCGCCTGCAAAGCCTGCTCCTTCGCCTGCTTTTCCGCCTGTGCTTGCGCTCGGCTTTGCTTCTTGTCCGCACGCTCGCCGGAGTAAATCGAATAACTGGTTCCCACTGCCGCTGCTACAGCGGCGATTACTGGTGCTGCTGGCATCGTCTCTATCCTTTCGTCAGTTGCCGTAAATAAACCACATCCTCACGGCGGCAACGCCGCGCAAGGATGCCTTCAAAACTGCTGCCCGGCTTGGCATGCCATGCCACATAAGCCGCGCCACGCCGTGCCGCTTCCCGCTCAATCGTCTGCACCAAGCGCAAACCGGCCATACCCACCCGATATTCAGGCAGCAGAAACAGCGCATCGTGCTGGCACATCAGGCAGTCATAATGCGGATGGCGTGAAAGGAAGGCTGAGCAGTAGCCCACCAGTTCGCCATCAACAAACGCCCCGGCAAACAGCAGATTACCCTCCGCCGCTACCGCCCGATACAGCTCACGGTTCAAGCTAACCTTGCCCGCCCAGTCCGCTTCCGTTTCCAAGCGGTGCGTTTCTGCCAGCTGTAGCTCAATCCAATCCATGTAGCGCAAGCCATCATCTATCCGCACATCAAGCATAAGGGTTGTACTCCATCACTTTTCTATTCCCACCTGCCACACGCAGGCTGTCGATTTTCGGCGTATCCAACAACGCCAAACAGTAGGCACTCGCATAGTCCGGCGAACGGCCGATTTTCGCCACAATCTCCTCACGGCTCGCCACATAGATTTCCGCGCCGGACAACTTCCAAGTCGGTGCACACAAATCCGCCAGCAGGCGCGAATCCGGCGGCAGGGCGATGCCCGTATTGTTGGCCGGGTCGAGCGCCTCGCGCATCCGCCACCACAACTGCGAACGCAGATTGCGGAAGCCCAAGCGCCCCGACTTATCCCGCGCCGTCGATTTCTCCGCCACATTCACGCCAATCACTTGCTGCCGTGCTTCCGTCAGAAAATCAAACGGCGCACTGCCTACCCCGATCACATCGATATGGATTGGCGCACGGTTACGCAAAGCCGCCATCACCAAGCCCGCCGTAGCCGGACCGTCCGGCTACGGCGGGCTTGGTG